TGGTATGATGTAGTTGTCAACTTCAAGAAAGGAGTAATAAAAATGGATAATGATGTGACTTTTGAGGATTTGTTTGCTGAATCTGAGGTTTTGTTTGAGGCTCTTATGGCGGCTTGTCTTGTTGGGGGGGGGTTGGATTGATTTGGTTGTTTGAGTGGTGGAGTGGTTATGGTAAAGCCCCTGGGTTTGTCGCCTAGGGGCTTTTCTTGTGGTTGTTTTATTGTTTGTTGGTTACTGTGATTTGTAGGTTGTTGAGTTTGGTTGTTACTGCGTCTTGTATTACTTGTGCGATGTTGTTTGGGTTGGCTCCGATGGCTTTGCTTAATGCTTCGATGGCTGCGGCTTGTGCGGTTATGGTGGCGCTCATTTCTCGTATGCGTTTGTCGATGTAGCAGATGCGCGTGTAGATGTCGCCTTTGCTTCCGTCGTTGGTGCCGCCGTCGTCGGTGCGTCCTAGTATGGCGTAGAGTCTTGTGGTGTCTTGGTGTATCCAGCTGAGTCGGTTCCATGCTGGTTGGTTGTTTTTGTTTGGTGTGCCTTCGGCTCCGATTGGGTATTCCCAGATGTCTTGTGCGTTTGTCATATTGTCTCCTTCTAGTATTTGGTTTGCTTTGTTGATGATGTATGTTGTGTTGAGTCCGTTTGGTGCGAGGTCGGGGCATCCGGCGTGGTCGGTGCCGGGTATTTCGCGGTGGAGCCATATGTTGCCGTTGAGTCCGTCGTGCCAGAGGTGTGTCCATCCGTGTCGTCGTGCGATGTCGGCGCAGAGTTTGGCTGAGGCGTCCATGCAGGCTTGTGTGCATGGTATGTCGTTTTTGCCGCCTTCGTGTTCGATGCTGATGGTGCTGTTGTTGCTGGTGTAGTTGGCGTCGCTCCAGCTGCCGTTGTTTTCGTCTACGTATTGGTGTATGGTGCCGTCTGCGCCGATGCCGTAGTGTGCTGAGGCTCCGCCGGGGTGTTGGAATGTGCTGTCGGTGCCGGTGAGGTGGCCGACCATGATGTGGAGTGTGATATGTGTGATGGTGTGGCCGTTGCGGCCGTTGTAGTGGTTTGGTGAGCCTTTCCATATGATGTTGTTCATGGTTGTTCTTTCTTGTGTTTTGGTGTTGTTTGTTCGAAGGCGTTCATGAATGGTGCGTTTTTTAGGTCTGGGTTGATTGCGATGATGTTTTCGAGGATTGAGGTGAGTTCGATGAGGCATATGCCGCTGATGGTGCAGACGTATAAGTTGACGGGGAATCCGAGGTTGATGTGGGTGTTTACTGTGTCGATGAACCATGATGTTGCGGCGAGGATGAGGTAGGTGAATTTGTGGCCTAGGCCTTTTTGCATTTTTGAGGAGCTGAGGTTGCCTTGTATGATGGCTTTGATGACGCCGGTGAGGTAGTCGGTGGTGATGAAGAATAGTAGTGTGATGGCGTACCATATGTTTGTTTCGGTCATTGTTTTCCTTTCTTTTTATTTGCCTAGTAGGGTTCCGATGATGAGGGCGAAATCCGCTTTGACTTGGTTGTCGTCGAATCTGATTTTGCCGAGTCGGTATCCGGTGGTAAGGCGTCGTATCACGTCGTCCGATTTTTTGACGTACCATGTCTTTTCGTTGACGTGATTGGGGTCGAGCGTGTAGGTGGGGCGGTCGTTGTTTTTGGGGATGCGTCGTGTGATGTATTGTGAGACGTGTCCGTCTTGTTTGGATACGGTTATCCAGATGCCGAATTGTCCGTAGTCGGTGGTGTCCAGTGTGTAGGAGAGTTCGCCGTCCGATGGTATGGGTTCTATGAGGGTGTCGGATTCGTCGCGGAATTTGTTGCGTATGGCGTAGTCGGCGTAGTCGCTGTCGTATTGTTCGAGGAATCGGCCGAATTTGGATTTTGCGACTTTGGCGGAGAAGCCTCCGTAGTCGGCGAGTTGTAGGCAGATGAAGCCGTTGCAGTATAGTCTGTATTGTTGTTGTTGGGATTGTTGCATGCCGATATCCAGTCGGTATTTTGCGAAATACGGGTTGGCTTTCTGGACTGCGTTGGATAGGAAGAGGACTTTTGTCCTATCCTGCCACCTGTCTACGGTATTGTAGAATTCGGAGAATGAGTTTACCTCATTGCTGAGGAAGCGTAGATTGTCGGGGAAGATTTCGTCGAAAATAATCAAATGCACTTTTGGATAGGCGACTGATTTGAGCCCGCCCGCTTGGGAGAGGGCGATGAAATAGCAGCATGTGCGCCAATCCTTCTCATCCCAACTGAGCTTATGCAGCTGTCCTTGTTCGCCATTGATTCTGAACTGGTATTGGGGGAAGAATTTTTGGATGTCTTTGAAGAAGGTTTCCTTGCGTTTTTGTTCCACGTCGGTGCGTCGTAGGTAGATGAATTCGTGGCCGTGTTTGATGTATTCTTTGATGCCGTATCGTTTCGCGGCGAAGGTCTTGCCGAGTCCTCGTGCGCCGATGATGAAGTTCCAGGGCGCGTTGTGGGTGAGTAGATTGTGGAGGTCGTAATAGTCGTTTTCGTCCAATGTCTGCATTGTCATAATGACACCTCCACTATGTGAAAGGGGTGTGACGTCATGACCACCGTCACACCCCATGTCGGTCAGGGGAAGTTATTTGCATTTCTGTAATACCGACGGTTCCATTATAGCATACGCTTCGACTATATGTAGCGTCTGATTTCCCATGTCGCGGCGGCCCGCATGGAAGCCTCCATATCCTTCAAGGTCGGTCCGTTTCCGGGACCGCCGTGTCCGAGACAGTGTACGCCGTCTCCGGTGACCATTTCGACATGATCATAATTGACGTAATCGTATCCCCAGCATAATAAGAGCAAATCGCCGGTCTGAGCGTTTTTCAACGCTTCGGCTACGCTCGTGCCATCACTTGCGTAGACGCGCGTCCCTTTACCTTTCATGGCTCCCGTCCACGTGCCCACGTCGATACCGAGCGCATCCTGATAGGCTCGCCAGATTGTACTGGAACAGTCCCCGTATCCGGTGTGGAGCGGGTCCAGCCGGCCTCCGGCCTGCGAGTAAGCGAAACGTCCCTGCCATGACAGGTAGAGGTCGTATACCTTTCGCTGGTCCGAGGTGACGCTGCCGCTACTGTTGCCTCCCGAAGTCTGTCCGCCTGAGATCTCATTGCCCTTCTGCACGCCTTCGACCCAATTCTGAGCCGTGGTATGGTGGAAGACGCTGACCTTCCCTCCATCATGCAAGTACATGTCGTCGCCTTGCATGTGAATCCACCGTGTGTTTTTCGGCTTGGATTGGATGGAGGGATTGTTACCTCCCGGCGTGGTGTCGACACTGCCGGACTGTCCGAAATCCGGTGGCGCGCTCATCCCATTCCACTCGGATAACAGCCGGTAGACGGTATCATATCGGTTCGGATAACGGCCGAGCACGGCATCATTGAGTGCGGTGGTGTGAAACAGTTCAAGCGAACCGGTCGCGCTCACACTCCCCAACACCGCCAGCGCCCGCTGTGGAGACTGGTGGTACATGCTCATGAAGAAGATACGTTCCTTGACATTGCCGGCAGGGAAGCCGTAATGGTCGCAAGTGGAGGAGTATGACGCATAATCCGACTCCCATAGGTCCTGTTCAACCTTATGGAATTCGATACGGTTCGCCCATGTAATGAATGCATTGCCTTCGGCACGGGTGAGATATCGGCTGGTCCATGTGATGGCGTTGGCTTCAACCTGACCGGCCAAGGTGGGCGCATCCTGTTTGAATCGGGCCCATCCGGTCGAATCCTCCTTACGACCCTTGTCGAGCAGGCCGTAGGCGCGGGTTCCGTACCATTGCATCATACCCAAGGTGATTGGATCATTGTAATTAACCGAAGTCCACGAATTGCCTGATTCGACCTTGCCTATCACATACATCGCATACATGCTCTGATTGCTCATCGTCACACTCCTTTACATATGGAGAAGAACCTTATGGCCATAAAAAGCCCATCGGCATGTCAGGCGAAGAACTTGACCGTGCCGTCCAGTATCATGTACGGCATGATTTTATTCGCCGTCAGGCTGACGTTCCCGATCCGGTTCTGACCGTTGAACGACAGGACGTATCCGATATAAGGCGTGATGGCGGGCGCTCCCAGGTCGAGGAACTCCTGGACCGTCTTATTGAAGCTTCCGTCCGTCTCCGAGATGATCAGCACATCGCCCTGCCTATGCCGGACGATGCTTGAAGTATTCTTGTTGATATGCTGCTTGACCGGAGTTCATACCCATGACTTGTCGGAGATGAACAGTCCGGAATCATTGCACGACAGCGCATTGACGTTGTCGGGAACGTCGTAGCTTTTCGAAGTCTTGTCCGCACGTGAGGAATTACCGATGCATACGCACGTCTTCGTATCACTGATGGCTGGATATTTCACGCCTTCGATGCGACCCCGATGCGTTTCGAGCGCGTCGTCGATGGTCCGCATGGAGTCGTTATACCCTTCACGCAAATCGGCGGGGTCGTTATCGCCGTAAAGGTTCAGGGCGTACTTATCGGTCTTGGCGTACACGGTATTCATGGTATCCATCCTCCTTATGGCTATGCGAGAGTCGTCGTGAAGCTCAGATAGATTTCGGTCCCGTCGTCGATGGCGGTCGTAGTACCGATGACACAGGCGCGAATGTCGGTCCGGTAGCTGAGATAAAACAGCTTATTCAGACTGTTCGGAATGAAATAGTTCGTCGCCTTACGTGCCGCCGCCGGTACTTGGAAGAAATCCGTGTACGCAGCGGTATTGTTCACCGCCTTGCCCTGAATATGGCAGGTGACGGTATCGCCATTCACTCGGAAGAACGAATTGGTTATCGTACCGTGTGCGTCCTGACCGGCCACGGAACCGTCCCACGAATTACGGACGGTAGTACCGTCCATCTCCTCGCAGATAAGCCTCAACAGCAGTTCGTTTCCGGCGTCATTGGGATGCACGTCATCGCCACTGCTCCAATCCTTGTTGCCGTTAAGCCACTCCCAGGCATAAGGCAGCACTTCGACATGCCGCATGCCACATGCCGTGATGATGCGGTCACGGGCGCTCGTCACGCCCGCATGGTAGAGGGATGGCGGAGTGAAACCGCAGATGGTCGGAATGACCTGGACCTTGGCGTGGGGGAAATTGGCCCGGGCATAATCCAATACGGCGAGCACGGCGGTGGTGAGCTGTGAGTCGATGGCGGTACCGTCCGACACGTGGGTCTTGTCGTTGATGCCACCGGCGACGAGGATATGCGTCACCGCGTCCTTATCCCCGGTATAGTTTTTAAGCTGGGTGAGGAAAGGCGTCGTACCGTTCAGATATCCGGCATCGTTCTTGGCGAGGTTGGTGACGGTCGCCCCACGATATGCGCCCAACCGGTTCGCCCACGATGCCGACAGGTCGGACGCGCCGGTACCGTAGGAAATGCTGTCACCGATGACGATGATGTTCTCATCGACCAGACCGGAAAGATAGTTCACACGCTTCGTCAACGCGTCCACATCCGTCGAAGCCTTGTCCCACTTGGTCTTCGCAGCGGCGGCGTTGATGGTCGTATCCGCACCCAACGTCGTAAGCAGGTCAAGGTTGGCGTCGGCCTTGGCGGTCGCACCGGACGCATCGGATATCGCCTTGCTTGCGTCCGTGCCTGCCTTATCCCACTTGTTCTTCTGCTTGGTGGCGTTGATGGTCGTATCCGCACCCAAAGCGGTGAGGATTGCAGTGTTCGAGTCGGTCTTGCCTGCGGCGGCGGTGGCGGCGTCCATCGCTTCGACGGCATCCGTGCCTGCCTTGTCCCACTTGGTCTTCGCAGCGGTGGCGGCGTCCACCGTATCGTCGCCAAGCAGCGCCTTGGTCACTTCCCCGTCGTGCGTTTCATGCGACTCCACGGCTTCGATGCGATTGAGATGCGTTTCCAAGGTCGCATCGATGGTCCGCATGGAGCCGTTATACCCGTCGCGTAGATCGGCGGGGTCGTTGTCGCCGTAAAGACTCAGACTATAATTGTCGGTCTTGTCGTAGATGGTGCTCATTTATACTGTCCTTTCGTCTCTCGGATGAGGATTTCCATTTGATGAATTTTCTGGTCCAATGCCCTCATGGCCGTATTATATCCGTCCCTCAAATCCATGGGGGTATCATCCGTATATAATGGCAGCCCGAGGTGCTTTGTCCTGTCGTAAGTGTCGTCGCTCACTGCTGTCGTGTCCTTTCTCGCGGGGTCACCCGCGGTTTCTCGTCACCGAAAATCTCCCGATTGCCGAGGACCGCCCACGTGATGCAGTCATGGCCGGCCGCCTCGTCGACGGTCATGGTCGCCATCTGGTCCACGCGCGCGCCGTATATGGCGAGCTCGCGATACATGTCACGGCTGGCGTTCTTCGAATCCTCATACCGTCCCGTGGTCGGATTGTAGGAGAGAGCCGAATTCTGATACCCGTCCAGCTTTTTCTCGATGTCATCCAATGCGGTATCCACCGAGGATCGCCATTGAGAGATTTCCGAGAGAATCCTGCCGATGGCCTCCACGTCCGCATCCTCATCCTTGGCGAGAGCGTCCACCGACTTGCGCAATTCGTCCAGATGCTCCGCAACCTCCTGCACATAGCCGAGCATCGTCAGGGTGTCACGGTAGCTGAATGGCTGCACCGTAGTGAAATACCGCTGTCTTGGGTCAATGTCCAAAGGGGTGGAGCATTGATTGATTCCGTCCATATATCCTCCGTTCCGTCTTAATCCAGTATACTCTAATGGCCTAGATCGTAGGCCAGTGAGGTGCCGTAAGGCTGTGGGACACCGGTCATATTGTCGCCACTGCCCCACACGCCCATGAAGAGGTCCTCGAGGGCATTGATGACCATGAGGTCGATATTGAGCATGGTATTGCGCCAGTCGAGCAAAAGCTGCGACTGCGAACCGCTCGTGCCGAGCGTGTGCGACACGCTATTGCCCTTGTCGGAGGAATGCGCATAGTCGGTATTGCTTACACTGGTCGCGGTGGCCGTACTGTCCTGTTTCGTGTTCGTATGCGTGTCTCCCTTCGAGTCGGTCTGCGAAGCGCTGGTGGCATACTGTCGAAAGTCGTCGATACGCGTCTGGGGAAACTCCGAGTTGAAGGTCATGGACGAATTGTCGGCGGTCGTGTCGGACGTGGAGGAGGAACTGGACTCGTTCGACTGGGAACCGGTCGACTTGCCGCTCGACTCGTTGACGCTCGTCGAGTCCATCGACTGCTTGATATCGGAAGTGATGAAAGGGTCGAACTTACGTTGCGCGCTCAGATACAGCTGATTGAAGTAATCCATCTGCTCGCGCATGGTTCGACCTAAATAGAAGACGAACATTTGCGGCGTTTCCGACCCGATTTCACGTAGCGCATAGTGTGCGACGATTTTTTCATTCAGTCTCGCCCGGTACGATTCATCGAAAATCGGATAATATTGAGCGCTTAGATGCAGTTTTTCGTCCGTATCATATCCTCGTGCAATCAGATTGCCCAAGGTCAGCGTATAGTCCGCCATACTGTCCTTGATGGCGTACATGCTTAGGTCCTGCGCCATTATTCTTCCTCCCTGTTGCCTTCGACGTCCAACAATCCGCCGCTGGTGGTGTCATTCCACACAACGCCGACGGGGCATCCCGAATCGGCCATCTGCGGCCACAATCGGTTAATCATATCGCACGCCTGCTGACGTGCCTTAAGATAACTCAGGCGGAAAACATTCGTACGCGAATTGCCGGCCGTGACCTCCGATTCGAGCAGACGCTCCTTCTTCTCGGTAGCGGAATTGTCGATGCCGAGATAATTCACCAGCTCATTCCAAATCTGCGTTTTCGTGGTGATGATTTTATCCGCCAGAAAAGGGGTGCTGTTGGGGAAGGTCTGGAAAAGTCCCGTGATATCCGCCGAATCGTAGACGTAAATGTATGGGTCTCCATCCTCGCGTGCCTTCATGAGATTCTGCGCGGTCAATTTATTGGTTTCCGACGTGGCGATGATCAAAGGCACGCTGATATTATCCAGATTCACGTCCAAGGCACGGTCCGCGATGGCAAGTCGCGTCGCATAATTCCACATCACGTCAATCATCGTGCACCTGAGCTGATTATCCCAAATCGGCACGCACTCCTTCGACCCGATTTGAGGATGGGAATATCCGGTGGCGACCGGCTGGAAAACCGTGGGATTATTGTAATTGTTGACCCCGCCGATATTGCCGGCCGTGACCATGAAACGATGCACCCCCTCACGTTTGTCGGGAAAGAAGAGCGCCAAACCGTTTTCGAAAAGCGTCAATTCGAGATACCGCTCGTCGATATACGGAGGAAGATTCACCCATTTGAAGCGACTTACCGCAAGCATCTCAATCAATTTCATATACTGATTGATTCTCAGCGACTGCCTCATTTCAGGTAGGTTCAGATTGCCCCACATCGAGCCGAGCACGCTCTGATTATCCCAATGCGCCGCCTTGCGCGCATTATTACGTCTGCCCATGTTCACCGTCCTCAAATAGATAATGGAGAGAGCCTATGATACTCCCTCCATTATACGTCAATACGAAATGCCGGACAGTGGCTCATTATCACCATAATCGGTGACGCCAATCCTATCCGGATCCGTCCACACCGTCACCCCGGATTCAAAAATGCCCTTGATGGTCAGACGATACTCTTCCGGACATGTCGAACTCCTCAAATATAATTCGTGTACTTTCCAATACGTAAAATGGGTCATGGCCATCAGGCTTGCCGGCATGGTCATGAAACGCTGCACATAATAGCCGTATCGTAGCCAATATTCGCCTATCGCATACAATGCGGCGTCAGAAAGGCGACGGAATTTCACACACACGCCGATGATGCCATTGGCCAGATTGAAACCGTCGCCACCCAACGCGCCGGACGTGGTCGGCGGCGTGGTCTGCGTCTGCTGGACCTGGGCGTTGATACCGGCAATCACGTTAGCATAGTCGCCCTGTGCGGTGGCCTGCGCCAGACTTTTATTCATATCCGCGAACTGCATGCCCTGCTGATTGTTGAGATTGGTCTGCGCAAGCGCATACGCATTCGCCTGCGATGTGGAGGCATTATTGGTGGACTGCGTGTTCGCCAACTGCTGGTTCGCGCTCGACACATTATTGTCATAGGTCTGCTGGTTGGTCCATGCGCCGATCGCGGCTCCCGCCACGGCTCCGGCCGCACCACCCACATTGCCGGTCGCGAGGGAGCCGACGGCACCCACGGCACCCGATCCGATCGTATTAAGCTGGGCCATCTGATTGTTGAACCCAAGGTTTTTCAGCGTCAGGTCGGTGGACATCTGAGCCGCCTGATTGTTAATCGCGTTAACGGAATTACGGTTGGCGGAACCGAGCCGGTTGGCTTCGGAAGCATACTGGGTGCCCAATTGCGCCTGCGCGTACGCATTGTTGATACCCATCTGCGTTTTCTGATACGACCAGTCAGCCGACTTCTGCGCATACTGGCGCGTATAGGCACTGTTCGCGAGAGCGAGGGCACTGCCATTGTTGACGGCCATGAACGTCGGAAAATTCGTGACGCCGAAAGCGGCGTCCAACATGTCGCCCTTGTCGAAAGGCAATCCCATGTCATCCGGCAAAGGGGACCATTGGTCCACGTATTGGGCGGCATAATTCGGTATCCAAAAATTCAGTCGCGGCTGCGGTGGCGCATACTGCCACGCCTCACGGATGGTCAAATCCTTGGACGGAATCTGCTCCGGCGAATATTCGATGCTGGTGCCGTTGAGGCACGAGCATTGGACGACCGCGTAAGGAGCGGTCAGCAGCTTCTTGAGATGCCGATAACGCTCGGGGATATGGAAATTGTCACGGAAGTCCCGCACGGTCATGACATCCTTATACCTATCCGCACCGTGGACGGTGTTCTGATATAGATGGTAAATCCTGCCTTTGAGACCGGTCAGGGACTTGCCGAAAAGCTTCGAACCCTCACCCTGATTGCGCAACAATCCGTCGGGCAGGCGCGGTATCGCGTAAATGCCGCAAATGCCTTGCGTGACCCACGGATAATTCGCGCCAAGCCCGAACACCACTTGCAAATCCTCGGCATTGGTGAGATAGATGAGCTGGGAGCCGTTATACTGATTTTCAAAAATGCTGCCCGATGCGGTCGTGGTCATGGGATTGGTCACGTCACCGGGGTCGACGGTAAGGTCCGTAGTGGAGACGATGAGCACGCCACAGGCCACACGCCCATCCTCCACGCTTACCAAAGGCATATACGCCGTGGTCGCGTTGATCAAGGTCTTGCCGGTATCCAATCCTTCCGGCAAATCAAGCGTTCCACGACCGTAATCATCCATCTGACGTTCGTTGGCCACCCCGACATGCCCTCTTTCCACGTAGGCGGTGCCGAAGGTCACGTCATGTTGGAACGACTGCCACACGTCCAACTGGATATTGAGCTGCGTGGTATGCGCGTTGACATAATCACAGGATTGGATGAAATAATACCATGAGCGTGGCGTATCGAAATCATAGTCGTTCGTGGCAATCAGATAATTATATTGGCTCGCCTGTGCGAAAGGGACCGGCAGTCGTACCGGCAGACCATACTTGGCCATGGTGCAGTCAGTGAATTCGACGCCGTCCAGACGGTCGAAATACTCCCGCTGCGCCTGCCTATCCCATGTGACGATGTCACGATAGCCCATGTCCCAAGGGACATTGCACAATTTAAAACGAGTGTTCGGCGTCCATTTGGCATACGAAAAATTAATGGGCAAATCATTCGCGTTCACAATAACCTCCAAAACGGAAATGGGATATGGGATTGCTCCCATACCCCATTCTAGCCTACCATCCAATCACGTCAGGAGACGGTCACCGTCTTCGAGCCGATTGCACCGGCGAACTTGACGGTCACCTTCGCGCTGCCTGCGCTTGCGCCGGTCAGCTTGCCGGTCTTGTCGACGGTGGCGTGTGCGTCCACGCTCCAGTCGGCGAGGTTGCTCACATCCTGCTTCGACCCGTCCGTCTTGACCGCGTAGGCGGTGAGCTTGACGGACCCGCCCGTCCCGACGGTATCGGCACCGTCGAGGGTCAGGCCGGACAGTGCGCCGACCTTGATGCCACCGACCCACGTGCCGACGACAGGTACTTCGAGGGCCGCGGACACCGTCTGGTCGATTTCCGGAGTGGCCGGATTGATGTAGGTCGCCTGTGCGGTGACCTTGAGGCTTTCGGCCGTCTCGTCCAGTCCGCAGTGGAGGACGCCATCATTGTCGATTGAAGTGTACTGCGAGGTCGCACCCTCGAGAGCGTACTTGACGCCGACCGGCTGGAAGGATGCGGTGGCCTTGTTGGCGCTTTCGATGGTCGCCTCCACCTGCACGAGGTCTCCTCGCGACACGTTCTGCGGAGTGACCGAAGGCTGACCGTACTTTCCGACACGCAGGACGAAAACCGGCTTGCCGGTGGTGAGCGTGTCCGGCAGGGTCACCGACTCGGTCGACCCTTCACCCGTCCAGAAGAGGATGGCGTTGGCGAAAGGATTCGGCGTAATCGAACCGCGATGCTTGTAGAAGATGTTGCGCGTGCCGTCGATCGGATTGACCGGCGAATTCGTGGTCTCCAGCATTTCATCCCAGCAGAAGAAGAAATCCTCCGTGGTCAGGACGGCCTGCACCTTGCCGCCATCGCCGCCGATGCCGAACATGTCCTCCGGAATGGGGATGATGCGGTACGGCACGTTGGCGCGGTCGATGTTGAAGGCGGCGGCGAGAGCTTCGACGTTCAAGGCGGCGATGACCTGCGGCGTCGCGAAAAGAATCGCTTCCGAATCACGCCACGGCGTCACCCAGCTCATGGCATTGTATTTCGGCATGGAGGACATGGGAGACGCCTTGAGCTCGTTGGCCATCTGCTGGATGAGACGGAGCAATCCCCTCGCATCCGCTTCGGTCGAGTCAGCCTTTCCCACGTCAGGGGTGTGCACGCGGTAGAAGCCGCCCTTACGCGCATATTCCGCGAAACACTGCGTCTTCATCACGTACATGTCATTACGGTCCGACAGAATCGGAGCGTTCATGATTTCGCCGATGTAATCCGACATGCCGGACTCGCCGTCGAAGGCGGTCAGCAGCGCATCCTCCGGAATGGTGACCGGATAATAATGGTCGAAGGTCAACGGGTGGAACACGCTTGCGGTCGGCACGTTGTAACGGCCGTACACGTCATCACCCAAATACTCCTTGTTGAAGTTACGGGTACGTGCCTTGACCAAGCCGACGGCGGCCTGCTCGTACGTGGAACCATAACGCTTCAACGTACGCGGCGAGCCGATGAGCTTCAAGGGGTCATCCCAGTCGGCATGCTGGATATAGAGGCCAATCAGACGCTGAATGAGGACGCCGGTGAATTCGTCACGCAAATACGGAAAATTACGCATGGTATCCACCGCGTTGCGAATATTGCCCTGCGTTGCGGACGGAATACGAGTCTGGAACTGCGGTGAAGTAGCGGAGCGGACCGCATTGAAAATCTCCACGTCGCCCTTACCCGCCAATGGTCGAATATCGGACATTATATTATCTCCTAACTATGTATCCTAATCGAACAGGTCTTCGATGGATTCCTGCGACCCATCATCACCGTCACCGTCATTGCCGGCGGACGGCTCTTCATAACCGAGCGTATCCATCATGGCCTTCAAAGCGGCCAACTCCTTTTCGAGAGCATCGAGTCGTGCGGACACGTCCGGCCCGTCATCCTTCGATTCCGGTTCCGGACTCTCCTGCGGCTTGAGCTCATCATTGACGGTTTCCGTCCGACGCTCCTCTTCGGTCGGCGGAGTGACGGTATCTTCGCCATCATCAGTCGAATCTGCCATATAATCTCCTTACGGTAGACAATACTTTCGTCTCAAATTATATCATGACACCGAAAACGAAATGACCCCGCGTAATCACACGCAGGGTCTGCAATACCTTATAAGAGCGCTCATCGAGATTCGTAGGGCACCACCACCACGGCAGCGAACCATCATGGTCGGCGACATTCTCAGTCGTGGCTATCCAACCATAATCCACCCCAGTCGAAAGTCAACGCTCGAAAGGCAATTATCATTATAGCATGACCATCGTCCCACAGGCGTCACGCACCTCGACGCCATGCCGGAACGACTCGTAAGGAACGGGCTTGTCGAAAACGCTTCCGGCCATGCACACGTCCACCCCGCCGTCATCACGCCACCCCTGATACCGGTTTGCGCCGAGGATGGTGAGTTTCTCATACTTGCCGGCGATCTTCCACCTGCCAATCTCAGTCGGATGGATGTCACACGACTTCACCGGCTCCCACCCGGACAGGATGCACCCGTCCGTATTGGCGTACAGGAGCCGGTCGGCGTTCGCATGACATACGTCCATGAGCTTACGCCGCGCATACGCATTGACCCACACCGGCACGGGGAGATAATCGGTCTTCAGATTCGACTCGTCACGTTTCGCCACATTCCACGTGAGGGTGACGCCGTCGTCACAGGAGGGAAGCATGACGGAGCCTTTCGGTAGGGAAGCCATCTTGCCTACGAGAGCGTTCATGACGAGTTTGGCCATCTGCCGGACCTCACCGTCCGACCGCTGCTTCAACGCACCCCACTCGTTGACGAACGAATGGAACAACCCTTTATTCGCATGGAATTTCCATCCGCGAACATGTCGATATATGGTGACATCATAATTTTCCTCCAACAGCCTGAAATCGATGTCGGTCAGCACGCCAGTGACATAGCCGCGTGTCGAAGTGAGGCGATTGAAGCCGTACATGCTGCGATTATCGACCAGAAAAGGATATCCGTCAGGTTTGAGGTCCGCGCGAAAGATGATTTCGTCGCAATGCAATGGCATATCCTCATCCTGCTCATAGACTCCTTCATACGGTTCAGGCAGGCCGTAGGGAAGCCATTCATCACGCAGAATGCTCGGATACATGCTGTTGCAGTCGATGTCGATGGCCTTATCATACATGCCTTCCCTCACCGACAGGAATCCTCCGATATAGGCGTCATGCAAGGACCTCTTAACCTCGGCATCAAGCTGAGGAAATTTACTGTCATACCACTTCCAGTCCCCCGCGGCGAAAGCCTGCATGCTTGCCGCACCTGCGGTGATTTTAGCCAAGCCACGGCGGGAGTATTCGCGGAGCATGGCAAGCAATTGTCCGTCGGTCATGGTGAGACGACAATTCTCTCGCAACAGGTTCGACACGTCATAAAAGCGAACTGAATTCCTACGGTCAATGGTCACGGAAAAGCCGAAAAACCTACCCTTCGTGGAAACGATGCAATCCCAGCTCATGTTCGCATGATGCTCACTGTGAGGCAGGACATGCACGACATGGGCGACGAACGGGTCGAGGATGCGAGGGTCAGTCACATAGACGGTGAGCTTGCCGCCCGTCGTAACGGATGCCAGCAGCCGGTTCGGCTTGTCGGCCTCACGCAGTTCCGTCCCGTCCAAAAACCGTACCGTATTGTCGGTACACCATAGGCCGACCCTGTCTTCTTTCATGGTCATGATATAACTTCCTTTTCGCCGTACACGCTACGCCAAGGCTTCGGCCTCGCGCATCCAACGGTCAAAATTCCCTCGAGCCCGCATATATCCTTCGCCATCGTCGCGGAAGGCCGAAACGAAACCATGCGTGACGGGGTCATACGTCGACCAGTCGAATACGATGCGCGGCGCATCGGTCTGTTCGATGAATGCGCGCTTCTGTGCGTCCGTGAGCCCCCGGAATCTTTTCAGACGCTTCGCTCCAAGCGACGCACCCAAAATCTTTTCGAACATCTCATAACGGCCTTTGCGCATATACGACGGCCACTCACTCCTGTCGTACAGGTCCTTCCGCTTCGCCTTGGAGCGTTTTCCCTCCACTGTGTGCCGTTCGGTACGCAAGCCTAATACTTCGGCGGCGTCATGCATTTGGTCCAAAAGTTCCTTACGATGTCCGCCTTTCAATTGACTCAAGACAAAATCCTCATCGTTAAGTACGTTTTCCATTTGGAGGAAATCGGTGAGGCGTGATGGGATGATTTGATTGCGGCCGAAGCTTTCGCCGGTGGTGCCGTCAAGTTCGGCCATGCGCTGCTCGTATACGCTTCGTTTCGGCTTCGCCTGCTCCTTGTTCCATTCGCTGATTCTCTGGCGGGCCGTGTTGATTTTTCGCTGCTGTTGGCGTAGTAGCTTGCGTCTTTTCGCTACGGGTTCGGCTGCAATCTGCGCGTCCGATATGTCGACACGTGCGGCGAACATATAGTCTTTCTTCGTCGGCTTTTCCACTGCGACGTCATGATAGGGGGTTGTTTTCGCTTTCGCGATGGCCTGCTGTTTCTGTCGGTCCCACTCCTCGCCTAACGTTCGGGCGATGTTGACGATTTGCTTGTCGGCGGTCTTGGCAAGATTCGTGTGCGAGTATGTGCCGAGCTGTCTGATATTACGGGCGGCACGTGCCTGTGCGGCCTGACGTGCCTTGACGTGCTTCTGCTTGCGTGTCATGATACACACGTCCTTCCAGATGATGAGAGCACCCTGATATGGGGTGCTCTCTTGATGTGGTTCCTACTGAGTGATTATAGTGAAATCACTACGCCTCTTCACTTACCGGTTCGACGGTGAAGAACTTGAAGCCGCGGCGGGAGCGACGTTCGACCACCTTGACGGTGAGCGGTTCGGTCCAAGTGTTCGGAGTGCCGAAGATGCCAAACATGGTGTTCAGTCCGGCCGCCAAGGTGGGAGAGGTGGCGGCGTACGCCTTGTTGTCGGCGGTCACGATGATGACGCGCACGGTGTTGGAGACTTCGCCGGTCTGGTCGTCGGTCACCTGTACGGCCTGTGCGACGGCATTCACCATGGCCAGAGATTCATTGAGATGTTCGTCCAGCTTTTCGGCGTTCTGGAGTGCGGAGTAGAGCTTAATCTTGCCTTCGCGGGTCGACGTGTCAATAAAGTGCTGAACGGTGCCAAGCTCGGTGTTTTCGGTGTTGAATGCGACGAGTGCGGTGCTGTTGTTCTCCATATAGATCATGTCCTTTGATTCTGTTGTTATTGTTATTGTTTATTGCTAGGCTTTGTGCCTAAATCTTTTATATCACATGTCGTTGTTGTTGTCAACCTTGGCATGTCGATTTGTATGCTCTTCCGGATTCCACTTCCGAGGCTCCTCGAAAGTCGCATACTTGTAGAAAGTCTCATCATCCATCGTGACCTTCTGCGAAAAAATCTCGATGGAGCGTGGCATGAAATTCGGAAACAGCTTTCTCGCTCGGACCGCATACGCATACTCATCCTTAAGACGACCATCAATGACATGCTCGGCCGTCTTAAAATCACCATCCGTCAATTCCATGCCCTTAAGCACGGCATAAACCCTCGTGCGAAAAACACTAGTCTTAACCTTAGCCAATTTTTTTCACCTTCCTTGAACGAAAATTTCCTGCAATTGCTTATCATTATAACGCGTCACATCAAGTCTGTCAAAATTCTTGAACACCGCAATAATAAGACTCCGCGCCTGCGGATTATCCCCAAAAACAACACAACAATCAAAACTCGTACCACCCTTGACCGCGCATACGGCACACCAGGCAATCAAACTCGCCGGATCCACCGAACCATCCAAAAACTCCACACCAAAAGTACGAGAAAGAGCCGACTGCAAGCCATCCCACCGACTCAAAGAACCAGCAACACTCACAACCATAAGCACAGCCCGGTCAAACCAAGGATTCACCCCTTCCCGCCATAACTCACACAGCATAGCAACAGCCCTACAACAGGTTTCAAAATCACCACAACCCTCATCATAGCGACCCAATCCAGCCTGACGCATATGGCCATGCAACGCCCTACAAACACGCGGCGACTCCATAATCGCATCATCAAAACAACGCATACGATACACCGGAACCCGCACATCCCCACGCTCAAAACCATCAGACATAATACCGACCCTCAATCCTAAAATAAGAAACATCCCTCACACGCCCCGGCCTCTGAGCCCACTCACGAACCAAAGCAGAAGCCTCATCATACGACGACGCATAACCAACCTCAACAGGCTTATCAACATGACGCACATACGCCAAAACCACAAAAGTCTTACACATAACTCACACTCTCCCATCAACAGGCTCAGCAGCAAGAGCAATGGCATCCAACACCATATCCCTCACCTCACTCATCTTCGTCACATCATAATCATGCGACATCATCACACCATCCTTCACCCGATACCGCAACACCAGCATCTGCCGATGAACACAATACTCAACATTCACACCACCCATCATATGAGGACTACAAAAAGAAGCAACCCTCACATCACGCATAATCGAACTCATAACGACACATCCTTTCCCTTCCCTCATACTTCGCAACAATAACACGTTCACACTCCACATACTTCTCACGCCACGCAGAACACGCCGAAGTATCCCGAAACAAACCATCAAGACAAGCACACATACACGCCTGATATCCATCAAACAAATCAAAAGACGTAAGCACCGGCCACAAACGACCATAAGCAAGCACAAAGAAATCAAAACACTTCGGACAATGCTCCGACTGCCTAGTCGTCCACACAAACACAAACCACCGCGAAGACCTCTCATCGAACCGACCAAAATACTGCTTAAAACACAAAACAGCATCCAAACACAACATACTCACTCACCTTCCCAAAATGCCGTCACAATAAACTTCAAGTCACGGACAACATCAACACACACGCCACCATCCTCATCAAACAGCAGGCCATCCCTAGCCCCACCAATAAGACAGAATGAAAGCAGAACCGCGCAATCCGTACGGACCACAATACGATACGAGCGTCCAGTCGAACCCTCAAACGAAACAACAGACATCCCGTCCGGACGCTGAACAATACTCGTACTAAAACATTTCATAACAATAACCATCCTTTCTTGAAGTTGACAACTACATCATACCACAAAAAACGGACAATGCAAGCCGAAAACAAAATAACACCCACAACAGCACACAGCCACCAACAAACCACACTATCAACAATAAAAACCTACCAACAATAAAAAGAAACATAGACAAAAGACTATAATAAAAAAATCCATTGGGAATCTCCCAATACAGTCCCGCTCCCCACTCCA